TGTCTGCCGAATCGTCCGCATAGCCTTCCTGCGCCAGGTACTCACCGAGCTTTGCCAGTCCGTCCTTGAGCTTGGCCGGGTCTTTCCACTCAGGCACCTTGGCGACGAGTTTTTCGTGCTGGTCCTGGATGGCAAAACGGTCGGCCTCAGCCTTCTCGTGCTTGCGCTGCTCGTTAATCTGGCCCAACTCCTGCTGAGCCTGCTGCAACTGCACTTGTCGTTCTTCAACGATGTGCTTGATGCGCCCGTACTCAACTGGATCGGAGTCCAGCAATTCAAGGGTGAGATGCGCCCTAAGGTTCGCAATCTCGTAATCTGCCTGGCTCTTGAAGCCTTCCAGCTTGGCGGCGTACTCATCACGCTGCGCCCTCGCCTTCTGTGCTTCTGCGTCGGCGGCTTTGCGTGTTTCGGCCGCCTCCATCGTTTTCTTCGTGTAGTCCTGCTGGCGAAGGCCGTTCTTGTAGTGCTCCGCCACCTCGTCGGCGGTCAGCTCCACGTCCTTGCCGTCTACTTTGATGGTGAACTTCTGCGGTTCTGCAGCTTGCTCACCTTCGGGCTTCTCGTCGCCCTTTGCCGCTTCAGCCGCAAGACGCTCGGCTGCTGCTGCTTCGGTTTCGTCAGCGGGCGGATCATTCTTCACCTCGGCGGCTGTTTCTTGCTTCGGCTCGTCGCCGCCCAGGAATGCGCCAAATGCTTCTGCGGCGCCATGTGCATCAAGTGCGCTGGGTTCAGTTGCCTGATTATCCAATCGGTACTCCTTACAGTGCGACGATTTCGCCGCTGGTTAGCTGGTAAGCGGGATCGCCCACCTGAATCTCTGCGTTGATGCCGTTGCCCAGGTCGAGCAAGTCGCCGTCAGCATCGGGATGCCACACGCGGACAACGTGACGCTTCTCGGCACGAGCTGCGGTCACGACTGCCAGCCATTCACATTGACGCCCCGCGCCCTGTCTCGCGCGTCCTGCGCTGCCTGATGCTCGATCTGCAGCTTCGCCATCTTCCCGTCTGTCATTGCTGCCTCCAGCGTCGATTGCAGCTTGTCGGCCAGCTTCAGCATCGTGTGCAGCTTTTCGCGGCCCTCTACGTCGCGGGCTGGTGAGTCCATCCATGCTTTAGTGATCTCCTGTCGAATGTCGGCGAAGGCTTGTGCGAAGGCTTCGTTCTCCAGCACTTCGCGGGCCTTGGCACCGTCATAAACTCGTTGTTCAAGCGTTGCCATCGGCGGCTACGTCCTCATTGGCTTGTTGTTCGGCGGCTTGCAACGCTGCGTCTTGCTGCTGCTTCGCGGCGATCTGCGCAATGACGATCTTTGCGTCAATCTCGCGGTCCAATTTGTACTGCTGGAAGGCGATCTCCTGCTCACGCTCAGCCACGCGGTTCTGCTCCTTCATCTGATTGAACTGGGCCTCGTATTGCAGCTTGAGCGCGTGCTTTTCGGCCTCTGCCTGCTGGCGGAACTGGTCGATCTGCATCTGTGCCTGCGCCTGGATCTGTGCGGCTTCTTGCTTCAGTTGCGTGTCCATCTGCGCCTGCTGCTGCTTGAGCTGCATTTCACGCTGGTGTGCCTGATCGTCCAGTTGCGCCTTAACGATGGCCGGATCTTGCTGCGGCTGCTTCGGCGGCATCTTGGACGGGTCGGTAAAGAAGGCGTCAGCAGACTTGAAGCCGAGTGCTTCGGTCAGCTTCTTCTGCGAGTTGTAGATGTTCTCTGGCGTAACGATGCCGATTGGGAGGCCGGCCATCTGCTGCTGGAACAACATGCCGAGGTGCGCAACTTGCTGGTCCTTGTTGCCAGTACCAAGGCCTACGTTGATCGTCAGGTCAAACTGGCTATTCCACTCGCGCGGGTCAACATCTGCCCAGCCGCCAGACAGCCGCACCTGCTCGGCCTTATTCTGGTGACGCGTCACGAGGCGCAGCATCTTCTTGAACAGCAGCGTGAAGCCAGTTTCAGCCATCGTGCGCGCGATCATCTCAACGCGGCTGTCAGCACGGTTGGTGACGATGTTCGATTGGGTCGCGGTCTGGGCTACCTGCATGTTGCCGCCCTGCGTTTGGCGAGTCCAGCCGGTCGACTCCTCTGCGTCAATCTCGGTCGCTTCCAACATGGTCATTGCGCTACCCATGTCGGACATACCCTGCTGCAGAGGGGCGACAGCCATTCCAACTTGAGCCGAACCTTTGACACGAACCACACCACCCGGGCGGGAGTTCAGCAGGTCATCGATATTGACCATCTCCGGATTAGCGATGGTGCGGCCATTAACCTGCAGGTACATGTTGTCCAGCGTGACGCGCTTGAGGCTCGTCTTGATGCGCTGGGCCTGCATTGCCAGGTCAGCCGGCGACAGGCCGAAGTACTGATGCGGCAACGGGATCGATGCGAGGTCAACGAACGGGTTCGCGTCGACCTTCTCGCGCTCCAGGATCTGACCACCAGCGCGCACGACCTTAAACAGGCTGCGGCCAGAGCCATCCAGATCACCGTGCATATAGCACTCTTCCAGCCACACACGGCGCGAGTCCGGGTCTTGCATCTCGCTTGGCGAAGTCAGCGCGTAGGTAGAGCCGAACTGATCGCGCTCCACCGATTCAGGCGTGGGCTGCGCGTCGTCGGTCTGGATGCTGTCTACGTTCTTGTAACCGCTGGCCTTGAGCTGGCCGATGGTGCGGAGAACCTTGTGCGCCTTGAACGTCTCATCGTCAATGTGCTTGCACGAGCGCGAGACGAACATTTCTTCGGGCGGCACATTCTCGACGCACAGCTTACCGTTGGCCTTCGTGCGCTTGAGGGTGATGTCGTACAGCATCGGCACTGGCTGCGCGGCGAACTGTTCGAACTGTGCCTGAGCCTGTTGCGCCTGCTGGGCTGCGTTCGGGTCTTGCATCGCTGCCTGAGCCATCTGAGCAAGCTGGGCCTGCATCTGCTCAAGCTGCTTTGCCTTAGCCTTGGCTGCGTCCTCGTCCTCGTACGCCTTCTGCTCCTTGACTTCGACCTCATCGTCATCCAGCATCAGCGTGACTTGCTCGATGGTGAGGCCGGTGTACTCTTCCTCGGTCACGATGGGCGTGTCATCCCACCAGACCTTAATGAAGCCCTTCTTCGACTTCAGCGCGTCAAAGATCCACGTATAAATGACCTCGTACCCGCTGCACTTCTTGCGCAACAGGTAATTGAGGTATTCGGTAGCTTGCTTGGCCTTTTCTTCGTCGCTTGGCTGAGTAGCGGCGAACTCCACCACGTTCTCAGTGCCGCAGAAGACCTTAACCAGGGGCGCGTGCATACCAAGGACGGTATTGCGCACAGTGGTATCTACGACAGAAGACCGCCCTTCGATTTCAGGCGGTGCCAGATCGCCCTTGGGAAGGGCGTGGAAGTAATACTCAGCGCGTTGTCGCTCAGTTGCAAGCTTGCCGTTGCCGCCGCAGTAGCTTTGCGCATCCTGCATCTCGGCATCGGTCAACGCTAATAGCTCGTCGTCTGTCAGTCGGGCCATATTCTAGGGAGGCGCTTCACAGCGTTGTCCCAAAAGGTTGTTTGACTAAATTATATACGGAAACTCTGGCGTATTGCCGATTATTAATAAGCTGTAGCTATTTAGGCATAGCCCATATCCTTATATTTCAGCTCACCCCACTCCTTGGGCTCTTCGTAGACCACGCACATCAGGCCGAACGAGTCAGCACCGTGCGAAGACCAGTCATGCTCAGGGCCGAGGCCAATGTTTCGCACGGCATCTCGCTTCTCGTGATAGAAGCCGAGCGCGTCACGACCCGCCTCTGTCGTCTCAGTGTTGAACCAGATACGCGGGAACATCAGGCGCACTTGCTCGATGCGTGCGGCAGCGGCGCCCTTGCCCTGGTTGGGGACCACAGTCACGTTGTAGCCGGCCTTCTGGAACGCCGATTCATAGGAGACATCAATAACCCTGTCCTGTGTTGCGCCGTCGTGTGGCAACCAAATCTGAGCCCTGTCAGACGTGTAACCGCGGCTGCGCATCCAGGCTAGGTGCGAGTCGATAGGCTGGCCCTGAACCTCGTAGTAATCCAGCACGCGGATCTCTTTGCCAATGAACTGCGCCGCCCAAATAGTGAACGCGTCAGCCTTTGCGCCAGTGCCGCCGATGTCAACAAACAGGCGAATGGTCATCAACGGGTCAGCAGCAATGCGGCCGATTCGGCTCTCTGCCTTGGCCTTAGCCAGCGCCTCAGCGAAGTATGCACCCTCGACCACAGTAGCAAAGCCGCCCTCCCAAACGTGGTCGTACTGCTCGGGACGTTCAGCCAAGTCTCGCAGGCGTTCACGCTCAAGCTTCGCAGGGAACTTAGGATTGTCGCGCCAGTTGAGCTGCGCCACCTTGACGCGCAAGTCGGTCGATTGGCGGAAGCGCTTCTCTACCGCAGCAGTCTTGCGCTTCGGGTTCCACGTCACCCACAGTTCAGCATTCCAGCCATCACCCTCTTCACGTAGTGTAGGGATAAGCACGCGGAATGCTTCATCGGTGACTGGCTCGGCCTCGTCCACCCAGCAAATGAGAATGCGCCCCTTGGACTTGACGCTGTCCACGTTGCGATCTAGGCCCACGAAGGAGAACCAGATACGCCCATCGATGCTCTTGATGTACTTCTCGCCTATCTCATAGTAAGCCCTCAGAAATGGCTCGTCCTCAATGGCGCGCTTACATTCCTCAAGGCTCGAATCTTCCAGGGAGTTCATGAACTGGCGGGCGCACAGTAGCTGGCCG